GCTGAAGCTGAATTTAAAGCTAAAAAGGATGCTGAAGCTGCAAATAATAGAGAAAGTGGAATGATGGCAGGAAGAGTTCCTGATATCTCTCAAGAGCAAATTGATGCTATTTTAAATCAACAAAAAGCTTATGAAAGTGTTTTAAAAACTGTTGATGAAATAGGTAAAACTGTTGCTGATAATTTATTTGATGCTGTAAAAAATGGTAAAAATGTATTTGATGCATTGAAACAAACAGGTGTTGATACTATTAATGAAATTGCCAGAAATTTATTAAGAAGTGGAATATCTGAATTATTAGGAAGAGCTGTAAAAGGTATTGCAGGTGGTGGATCCGGAGGATTTTTAAATACTATATTTGGTGGAGCTAGAAATGTAATAGGTTTTAATCAAGGTGGTATTGTACCTGGTGGTGCACCATATACTGATAGAGTACCTGCTATGTTAACTCCTGGAGAAGTTGTTATACCTAGAAATAAAACTACAGGTTTTGGAAATACAAATATAACTAATATAAATATATCTGGTAATGTTGATCAAAGATCAATAGATCAAATTAAATCTGTTATTGCTAATAGCCAAGCAGAAGTTGGTTCAGCTAGTACCCAATATAAACAAAATACTAGAGGTTTACGTGGAAGGAATAGATAATGATTAGTAAAATATTTGAATATGCAAATGATGTTTCATTTGATAGGTTTACCAGAATCAGAAGAGCTATTTCTAATTCAGGATACGTAAGTTCTTTAAAAGGTTCTCCAACTTTTTATTCTGTAGAATTAAATTTAAAACCTTTAATTAAATCAGAATTTGATTTGGTTGAAGCTGAATTAATAAGTAAAGAAGATGGTATATCTACTTTTAATACACAAATTCCTAATAAATTAAATATTATAAATGGAGATACAACATTAACTTCTATTACAGTTGATAGTAATTCTAGTGGAACTAGTTTAAATTTATCAAGTACAAGTGGATTAAATGTTGGAGATTATATACAAGTATCTTCTAATGATAAAGTTTATCAAATTAAAACTATTGTTGATAGTAATGTTGTTACTTTAAATACTGGATTAATTGAAGATGCAGCTGCTAATGATACTGTTTTAATTGGGCAAAATGTTGAATTTAAATTATTATTAGATAACAAACCAAATGTAACTATTGTTCCTGGCCCAGGATTTAATTATTATCAATATAGTACATTTAAATTTAGAGAAATATTATAATGAAAAATATAGATACAAATACATTATCTGAAGCACAAACTAATGGAGCATATCCTATTGAATTAGTTTCAATTGAATTAGATATAAATGATAGTACTAAAAATTTATATTTAAATACTGGATATAAAGATATTTTATACAATGGAAATATATACACTCCTGGATCAAGAGTATTAGGTTTTAGTGCAATTGAAGAAACACAAGATATTAAAACTAATTCTATAACTGTTCAATTAAATGGTGTACCCACTACAATTATTCAAGCTTTAGAAGCTACTGGAGTTAAACCTATTGGAGGAAGAGTTACTATATATCAATCATTTTTTGATGAAGACCTTGGATCAGTTATTCAAGATACTTCTAATCAACCAGCTGTATATCAAAAATGGCAAGGTATAATTTATTCTTTTTCAACTACTGAAGAAAATGAAAATTCAAATAGGATTAAAATAAATATAGAATGTAAAAATATATTAATTGCAATTTTAGATACTAAATCAGGTAGATTTACATCTCAATCTAGTTTTCAACAAATAAATTCTACAGATACAAGTATGGAATTTGTACCGGGAATAATTAATTTTAATCCTCAATTTGGAAAAGATAATTAATATTTAAACATGGATAATAAAAATGGTTAGAATAGCTAATTTAAAAGATATAAAACAAGGTATTGTTTTATTAAAAAAACATATAAAAGAATTTGACTTTGGTCAATTTAATGAAGATAATACAGATTATTATGAGGGTTTATTAACAGCATGTATTAATGATAAAACTGTTATAATTTCTGAAAATAATAATATTATTGATGGTGTATTATTAGGAATGAAAATACCCAATTTACTAAATCCTAATAAAACACAATTACATATTTTAGTGACTTGGGTTAATAAAAATAAAAGAGGGTCAAGTATATTTTATAAAATGAATAAATTACTTGAAAAAGAATTTAAAATGGAAACTATATATTATAGTATTCCTGAAACTAATATTAATTATAATAGACTTGGATACAGAAAATTCCAAACAATGTACATAAAGGATAAATAATTATGGCTGCTGCTGCCCCCATTATTGCTGCTGTTTCTGCACCAACTATTACAGGAGCAGTGTTAAGGATTGGTATATCATTAGCTGTTAGTTATGTAACTAATAAATTATTTGCACCTGATATTCCAAATATGGATACTAATCAGGCTCCAGATCGTGGAGTTAAGCAAAGAATAGGTACAGATACAAATAATAAATTACCTGTTGTATATGGCGAAGCTAAAGTATTTGGTTCAATTACATTTGCTGACATTACTTCTGATAATCAAAAAATGGCTTTTATAATACCTTTATCTGAAGGGCCTATAGAATCTATTGATACTATTTATTGGGATACATATGAATTAACATTATCAAATAATGGAATAGGACAATTAGCTGATGTTACAACTGCTACAGATCCAGAGGGAAATACAAATGATTTCTTAAATGATGGCAGATTAAAAATACAAAAATTTATATCTGGTGGAAGATGTTCACCAATGGAAAGTTTTAGTAGCAAATGGAATAGTGATGCTGCTAATAGGACTATGCCTAATGTTGCTTATTTATATATCGAAATTAAATATGACAGAGATAAAGGGATAACTGGATTAACAAATAAATTAGGTGCTGTTATTAAGGGTAGAAAAATTAGAACATTTGATAGTTTAGGTGTTTTATCATCTTCAGAAAGTTATTCAAATAATCCAGCTGAATGTTTATTAGATTATTTAACTAATACAACTTATGGGGCTGGTAATATTGTTACAGATAGTTCAATAAATTTAAATACATTTTATAGTCATAAACAATTTTGTAATGAAACTGTTTCATATACTGATGAAAATGGAAATAATGGTACTGATTCTGAATTATTAAAAAGATATACAACAAATGGAGTTGTTAATACTAATGATACAAGGGATATAATTATTTCTGATTTAGCTACAAATTCATCTGGAATTGTTTCATATCAATTAGGTAAATTTCAATTAAATACAGATAAAGCTTCAACATCACAAAAAACATTTAGTGCTGATAATATGTTTGGTGATATTACAATTGTAAATGATGGTTTTAATTCTCAATTAAATAAATTTATTGGATCATTTATTTCTAAAAAGAATGAATTTCAAGATGATCAAATTTATGTAGAAATACCTAGTAATTTAAAAAATCCAAATGAACCAGAGTTTACTCAAGAAACAAGATTTAAATTTATTAATAATAATATTCAAGCTGAGAGAGTATCAAATATTATATTAAAAAAATCTAGAGAAACCTTAGTTGTATCATTTAAAACTAATATTAGCTCTTTAGCTTTACAAGTTAATGATGTTATTACGATTAAAAATGATGTTTATAATTTTGGACCTAGTGGTAAATTATTTAGAATAAATTCTATAAGTGAAACTGAAATACAAGATGGTATGCTGGGTTATCAAATAACTGCACAAGAATATAATGCAAATGTATATACTGATGAAAATATTAGTGAATTTGAAACTGCTCCAAATACAAATATTCCAGTTGCTGGAAATTTAAGTAATCCAACAGGTTTTCAAGTTGCTACAAATGGATTAAATGAATCTGAAGCATCAATTACTTTTGATTGGGCTGCTCCATCAACAGGTGGACCAGTAGAATCTTTTCAAATATTTTATTATGCTAGTAGTACTGCTTTATCATCTGCTGATTTAATATCTAATACTGTATTAAATAATAGATTATTAATTGATACATATGAATATCCTGGAGGGGTTATTCCTGCAGGTACTGGTGTTACTCATACTGTTTTAGATGTACCTGCAAGTCCATATTTATATTTTTGGATCAGATCAGTAAATACTTATGGATTTAGAAGTACATTTACAACATTAGCTAATCCTGTTGAGGATTTTACACCTAGTTCAGTAAGTGATTTAGCTATTATAACTGTTTATAAAAGATCTTCTTCAGTTCCAACTGATTCACCAACTGCAGATTATACTCATAATTTTAGTTCTGGTGGATCATTTACAGGAAATACAAATAATTCAAATGGTTGGTATTTAAATTCAACTGATACTTTTGGATCAGATCCTATGTATTCGAGATCAGCTTCAGTTACTAATTTAAATTTACAATTAGGATCAACAGATTGGGGACCAGTAACAAATGTATCAGGAAGTGCTGGTATAAGTACAGCTACAATTCAAATATATACATTATTAAATGGTATATCTGAACCTAGTGATTTAAATGATTTATTACCAACTGCATATGATTATAATTTAAATACAAATACTTTAAATATTACAACTCAACCTACTGGTGTAAGTTGGAGTAGGACCATACCTGTTAATAATAATAATAAAACTTTATATTCTGTTCAGGCTTATGTTCAAACAAATACACCTACAGTTACATTAGATCAAGATGATTTTAATTGGGAAGATGTATTTATTGCTAGAAATTCAATATTTGAAGTTTATGCATATATAAAACAAAATAGTGGATCAAATCCGCCTACACCTTTATCACCTCAATCAGGGACTGGTGTAGTTACAAATGGTGTTTTAACTTCTGCCCCAACAAAAGATACTAATGATACTACAACTGATAATTGGAGAACAAATTTAACTGGATTAGATATTACAACTGATATTGTATTTAGATGTTCAGCAACTGTAACTGGTAATGTAATTGGTTCTTGGACAACTCCTGCATTATTTATATTACGTGGTTCTCAAGGACCATCAGGCCTAACTAATTTAGTTAGGTATGCATCTTTTGCTGATGATGCTACTGCACAATCAACAGGGGCGCCAACTGTTCAATCTGGTTTAAACAGTTATTGGTACTCATCTCCTGATTTATTAGGTGTTGATTCTAATGGTAATCCTGTAAATTATACACACACAACTACTCAATTTGGTAGTATAACTGGTGGTTCTCCAACTACTGATGCTTTTGAATTAACAGGAACTGTTACAGCAACTGCTGGTGATGAATATGATAGAATAATAGATTATACTGGAAGTAAACCTAATACAAGATGGGCTGGACAAACAATTACTTCAGGATATGCTGATATTGATTCTGGTATTGATTCAAGTTCAACTACTAATCCTAAAACTATTTCTACTATAGGCTGGAAAACAGATTCATCTAGAACAGGTTTAAATGGTTATCGTTTAACTAATTGGACAGGTTCAGGAAGTTTGAGTACGGGTAGTAATACTCAATATTATGTTTATGTTAGAATAACTTTTGATGGTGCAGGATCTTATATTCCATACATATTATTTAGATCAAATACTAATAGTGTATCAAATAAGACATCTTGGAGTTCTTTAGATGCTTGGTTAGATGATTTTGGATTTACATTAGATGAGTCTGAAGTTGGGACTGGTAATAATTTGACTACAAGTAACCTTAATTCAGATGGAGTAGTTTTTTATTTTAATGATGCTTCTAGTAGTGCCGCTTTTGGAGGGAGTTCATCTCCTAGTTCAGGCTCTTTAAGACTTATAAGAGATTATAATACTTCAGGAGATTTTTTAGTTCAATTAAGTACTAATAATCAATCTTCTTGGACAAGTTTACCTTTAGCAAGAATTGCTTTAGGTGTAGGAACAAATAATGCTTTTAATCTTACTGGTTGGTCTATGTATACTCAAAATGAACCGGGATCAAGTGCTCAAAATATAACTACTAGTTCTTATAGT